TAGTGGCGCATTGCAGCAGTTGCGTGGGGCCTACGCCGACACTGTCATTGACGTTGAATCGGGTGGCGAGTTGGACGATATTATCGCCGCATTAGCCGAGGAATTAGACCGCATCAGTTTCCAGTCACGACTGCCACTGCTCGACCACACGGTTGACACAGCGCTGGGGGGTGCCTTGGACCGCATCGGACTGTTAGTCGACGTGACACGTCGAAGTGGTGAGTCGGACGACAGTTTGCGGCAGCGCATTGTGCTTGCTGGCACAGCAAGTGTTGTGTCAGGAACGACAAACGAGTTGATGGAGTTGACTGCTGAGGCGTACGAGGTTGACGTGGACAGCAGTAACCTGTCCTTTCCCATCGACCTGGCAGCCGACCCCGCCACCTTCCAGGTCGAGGTCGACAGTCAAGTTGCGAATGATGCCGCACTCGACACACCGACCATCGCTGACATTCTCGAAGGTGCCACTGTTGCTTCACACCGTGTTGAGATAACAGAGCAGTAGCACGCGTCACGTGTCTGTTATTCGCCACGCAGATGTCAGACTGTCCAACAACTGCGTGGTGCACGCCACACACCTGGCGCGACAAGTCTTTGATACATGCCACGTGAAGATGACGAGATACTTGCAACGGACCACAGCCACCTGACGTACCGCGAGTGGCACGCCTTCGTAAACGGCGGCTACATCGGACTTGTCGGGTATCCAGAACGTGCAAACGTCAGACACGTCGACGAGCTTGACTGCTCGTGTGACGACCAGTCAAAGTGTTGTCGTTTATCTGAGACAAACGACAAACACTACTGGCGTCTCGGCTTCCTCCTCGGCTGGGCGATCAAAGTTACTGGCATCCTCGCCGTTGGCAACGCAGTCATAACCTGAATACTCATTACCCTACTAACAGTATCCTGTGCAAATGAAAGTAGATGACATCGTATCACTCGGCTGGCTCACGGTCGTGGGGCTTTCAGTCCTCTCGCTGTCGTCAGCCGTTGCATACAACGTGTACATTGGTCGGATCGGACTGTCGGGCGACATTCCAGTAGCTGCCATCTTCAGTAACTTCGTCGCCCCGATAGTGTTGTTCCTCACGGCACTTGCCGCACTGGACGTGTATGGCAAGCGGCGTATCAAAACACTAATAGACCTTGCACGTGGGCAGGGCATCGAAGCGTCTGACGTGCAGAACATCACGGACGGGGACAACAACGAATCAGATTGATAACACTTAACCGTCTGGACACCGTAGCATTACGTAATGGACGTTACACGGGACAGCGACAAACGCGGGCGACGTTGGTATCACTCGAATAACACGTCGGTCATGTCTGTAACGACGGTGTTACAGCACTTGGATGAAGACACCACGGGTCTGGAATACTGGAAACGGAACAACCAGGGCCACCAAGACGACTTTCACTGGCGGCACGTGTTTTGGCTGTCAGGCCCCAGGGGAACGCTCTGTCACTGGCGGTGTTTAGAGCCACTTGCCGACAGACAACTCTGGGGCGAGGAGGAACGTGACGCGCTCCAGGCCCTTCGAGACGGTCCCGAAGATGGCGAGTTTGCAGATGCCTCCCACGGCATGAGTGACCTGCTCTACAGTACCTTGAAAAACCGTGACGACGAGTTGACGCGTGACACCTTCTGTGACGAGCAAGATTTCACGTCGGTGATGCTCGAAGACATTGGATGGGCAGGAGCCGAGTTTGACACCTTGAAGCGGGAGTTGGGAATCTACGAGGGGTCTGTCATTGCCGTCGAGCAGTATCTGTTGAACCACAAGCAGGGCTTTGGCGGGCAGTGTGACCTGCTGTATGAAAGCCCAAGCGGTGAGACGGTGTTGGCCGATTTGAAGACGAGCAGTGGATTGAGACAGAAGCACGTAGTACAGGCGTACGCGTATGCCGAAGCCGTCGAGAACGATCCTGACCTCCCGCACACCGTTGACAGGTGTGAGGTTATTCGGCTGTCACCAGATACACGCGAGGTGCGGGTGCACTCCAGTGAGCGCCCGCTGCACATTGCTGATAACGCAGACTGGTTCACAACAGACAACTGGTTTGAAGACCAGTACGGTGACTACAGCTACGACGGGCGCGGCGACGTGGTAGACGAGTTCCAAGTGTGCATTGACAGGGCATATGAAGATACAGATGAGTAAAATCTGTCACTCTTGTGGTGAAGAATACAAGGCTATAGGTATACACTGGGATAAATCAGACTGTTCCTTTCAACCCCTCACACAGCACCAGCGTGAAGTTCTTACTGGCTTGACAATGGGAGATGGTTGCGTACGTCGGTACGGCGATGGGAACGAAAGGCCCTTTGTGCAAGTAACGAACACATCAGAGAAGTATCTCCAGCATCTATCTTCTGAGGTTTTTCCAGTTCTAAGCACAGAACCAACACTGTTTAAAACAGCAGAGGAGGCAGCCAAAGACGCCCGAAAAAGTGGATTCAGAACAGACGCCGAAGCAAGCAATTACTCTACACAGTATCAATGGTGGACTAAGTCTCACCCAGAGATAAGAACGTATGGAAGTTGGTACTCGTCTGGCTCTAAGGTCTTTCCAGAAAGCATTAAACTAACACCTACAACTCTCAAACACTGGTTTGTTGGAGATGGGACATTTTATAATAAAGGTACGAGAAAAAGAGTAACCATAGCGCTAAACAACGAAAGGGAAAACCGCCAGAAAATAGAGAACATGTTTGAATGGGCTGGATTTGAAGACTTCACTTGGACGAGGTGTGATAACCAAAGTGGGCACGGCGGGCAGGCAGCTATGAATCTCAACAAAAAAGGAACCAAGTGGTTCTTCCGATACATTGGCGACCCGCTGCCTGGCTTCGAGCGAAAGTGGCCTGACGATAGAAGTGAGTTAGGGCTGCAAAGATGATGCAATCTACTGAACGTGAGTGTCCCGAATGTACAACTGACGAGCAGACAGTCTATTATCGGAAAGACAAATGGCTGTTAGTCTGTCCCCAGTGTTACTGGTGCCCAGAACGTGTTAGTCGCACGCCAACTACGGACCCGTGGCAGCAGTTCTGGGACCAGCGACAGGAACGTGACGGGAGGACCAGGTGCGTGGGCGGCTACAGCCATGCTTATTAACCATGATCGGAAATACATCAATCGTCAGTACAGACCACTCAACCATGAAGTGCCCCGAGTGTGGCAAACCGATGGGACTTGTCACATATGTCGGGCCGCCACCGACGTGTTACCGCTGTCAGAACAGTACCACTACGCACATCCAAGACAGCACTCTCCTTGAGGAATCTCAGTTTCGCTGAGGCGCGTCAGATGCGTGTCTAAGCAAGTTTATGACACCACGAGTGGTAAACCCTTGCCACCAGCACAAACCTTCTTAGACACGCATCTGACGCGATTACAAGTACATGACGCGTCACAAGTGTCCTCGATGTCACGGCAGTATCTACAAGCGGCACTGCAAAATAGTTTGCAAGGACTGTGGCCGTGTTTTACGTGACTGTAGTGACCCGTTCCGCCTTTGAGCAAATGGAACCGCCGTGATGCGCGTCAGGGGTGGGGTTCGAGCGGCAAAGACGTGCCTCCGCAGACCCGTGACGCGTCAGACATTCTTCTCTTGCAGATAGTCGGCTGCCCTGTCAGCCACTTCCACGTCGAAGTGTTGCATGATACGCACACACGTCCAGGCGCTATACATGTCTTTCTTTCGTAACTCTTCTGCGTGCTGTCGATACGACATGTACCGCTCGACACATTCATCGAGTATGTCCGCCAGGTGGAACAGTGTTTCCCACTTGTCAAAAGACTGTTTGTCTTTCAGGTTCTGTCGGGTAGGTCTGTGTTCGTTCATACGTCCAGGTCGACTGACCGCTCCGTGCGAATCCCACACGACTGGGCCACCACCTGCCAGTCGGGTGGCGAGGCGGTTGCCGAGTCCCACCGTTCTGTTGACGGCCTGTCAATCGCCAGTGAGTCACTGTTGGTGACGCGGGCGTCGAAGCAGTCTGGCATCATTGCAGCAAACTTCTCGACAGCCGTCTTGTCGTCCCAGTCGCGTCCCGTCACGTCATCATAGTAGCGGACGACAAGCGGTTTCCGTCGGCTAAACTTGACGCAGAGGTACACGGCTGTGGACGGCCCCTCACACGCGATGAGTTGCTGAATGTCACCTTCCTCGATGTAACAGCGATCTGATGCGATTGGTCCTTTCGCCTCAATGGCGTGACAGTCGCCATGTGGCTGCGTTAACAGAACGTCAGGCTGTGGGATACGCGAGTTGCCTGAATAGCCAGCCACGTACGCCTTCACGCCACTGACGTTTTCATACACCTCATTGGCAACAGTATGCTCGTAGGCGTGACTCATGTGCCTTCAATCGCGTGGTGGTCAAACACGTCCGTGAAGCGCGACTCGTCTGTCGCCGTGATGGCGACTAACACCTCATACTCGATTGCTTCCTCCGCATCAATGCTTGTGGTGGTTTCATACGCCTCACAGTAGACATCGTCTTCGAGGATGTCCGAGGCAAGTGCCGACAGCGCAAACACGATTTCGTCTTTATCGGCGTCTGTGCCGCACTGTAGGTGTTTTGCAGTCATGCTTCGTATGACGCGTGAGACGGTACGTGATACTCATCTCTTACCATACCAACCACGTCTCTGCCTCTGGCACCCTCGTAGCCAACCACCGAGTACACTGGCACAGTTTCACCGTCCATGCGCTTGTACACCTCTGCCGTACCAGAGTCAGACGTGTCGTTGGCATCAACAATGACTATCCACTTGGCCTCTGGGATTGCGTCAAACGTCTCGTCGGCCACATCTGTGCCGCCATACTGGCCTTCGGTGTAGGTGGCGGTGCCACGTGGGAGTTGCACCGTCCTGTCGGCGTACCCACCACTGTGTTCTGGGTACATTTCTGCCAACTGGTCCTCGATTGCCTGTTCGGCCCGCTCACGTGCTTCGAGAGACAACCCCGTGGGCGGCGACACCGTCATGACGCTCCAGCCACTCATGTGTGGAACGGATCGTGGGGTCTATGCCACGACACCACATGTGACATGGACACACGGAGGTTGTCGTAGCCAACCTCGGTTTTGATACTCAACAGGCCGCTGTTGAAGTCAAACACCGTCGTGCCGACACGCACCTCAAGTTCATCGTCGTGTTCCTCGATAACGACATGACATTCGCCATGCTCGTTCACGTCACGAGCGAGTGTCTTCACGACAGGCCACTCATCAGGGTCGCCAACAAAATTGACCTGTAGCTCGTCAAGTGGCTGTCGACTGAACAGGTCGTCAACCTCACTATTTTGTGTATCTGTACTATCGTCCTCGGCGTCAGGTTCGGTGTCGGTGGCCGAATCAGCGTCCGATTCGGCCAGCCTGTCGCCATCAGTTTCTGACTGATTGTCGAAGTCTGTCATTATCGTAGCTGTTGTAGCATCGTCTCCCATTCAACGTCTGTACCACTGGTCAAGTAGGCAGCCTTGTTTCCATCAGGGAAGGGTAGTATGTAGTCATGTGTGCTGGTCGCCAAAACTTCTCCACCGCCGTCAACGCGACACAACTGACTTTTGTCACTCGACGTGTTATAGAACCAGATGTAGGCTGGACAGTCGTGTTCCTCGGCAGCCTCAACGTACTTGCGATAGTGTCGCTCGTTGCAGAATCGCATATACATATCACGGCTTTTCGATTTGATGTCGATCATCACTTCACCCCCAGGGCCATCTAAGAGAAAGTCCATGCGATCATCGAATATGAGCGTGTCGTCTTCCTCACGCTTGTCGATGCCGAGTGACAGCAGCGTGACCCACTCGGGTAGCAGTGATTTGAATACGGCCTCAGCCTCATCATGCAACTGGTAGCCGTCTTGTAGACTATTGCCAGATGGTCGGTTTAACGATTCTACAGGAATGTCAGTTTCACGCATCGACATATCTCCCATCACAGACAACCTCTCCGTCGTCCAGAAACGTGTGCCCACACTCGGGGCAGTAGTGATGTCCAAGCACCCATCCCTCTGCGGCCCGTCGCCCACAGTCGGGACACTCATTATAGTGTCGTTGTTGGTCACACATGTTACTCCACGTTCATGGCTACTTCACGTAAGATTTCTGCGATCTCACGCTTCGTGTAGTGTTGTCGTTCCAACTCCATGACAGCCTCCCACACTGGTGCTGTGCGCCGCTTGTCACTCATATTGCTCCGCGAAGTCGTTGACTCGTGTAGCGAGTCTACTACTGTCGCCAATCATTCTTCGTGCTGATTGGCGAAGTTTTCTGCCGCCTTGTCAACGTCCATGTCGGTGTCACGATACGCGTCGACCGCAACACCCACGTCACCATCCGCATTCGAGTGATGAACTTTACAATCAGTCGTCTCGTCAGGTACCTCGCCCTCAAACCGTTCATCTGCCACCGCCGACAGCAGTTCTGAGACTGGATACGTGGTTTCCACAACGACAACGTATTCACACTTGATGGTTATTTCATTGTCAAGCGACGTGTTAATTATCACGTCGGTGGGTCCATCGAGTTTGAAGTGGCCGTAATCAATGGTCGCGCCATCTTCCTCGGCTGTTTCTTCATCGAAGTGCTCCGATATGTCGGTCTGTAGTTCTTCCATACACGCGTGTTACGTGCTGCGCGTACTTAACACTTTACATTTGATGTAACAGATGTCAACGCATAGGCAGCCTCAGCTACATAAACTGTAACACATCTGTCTGGTCAGTTGGGCTGATTAGCTCGTCATAGTCGTGCCCCACGTTGTTAAGTATTGGCCCAACAGGGTCCTTGATAGTTTTCTCAATCATTTTATCCGTGTCAACTGTGATACCGTCTGGCAGGTCGTCTGCTTCCAACACCGCTATCGCGTCAACTTTTTGCCCATCCTCAGCCGTATCGGCACTGTAGATCCGTGGCATTCCGCGCACACGGCTGACATACAGCCACAGCGGTCTGTCACCCTCGCCAATAGCATCTTCGTTGTAGATGTGTTGATTGGCGTATCGGGCACCTCTGTACTGTGGCTGTGGCGTGCGATCAACAGACCCGTACTCGTCAAGCGGCTGTCCAATGCCAGCCGTCTGTGCCAATTTGTCAAGCGGGTACTCGCCAGTTTCAATCCGCTGTAATAGGTCACGGAGGTACTCGCTGTACTCGTCTATCGCCTCACCCAACGGTTGTGTCAGCAGCAGTTGAAGTAACTGCTGTTGTGCCTCAACTGTCACATCGGCCACGTCACTGCGTACTGCTTCCAGTCCCTTGATGTCGATAGACGAATCATCGACCCAGCCCTCGTCGTCATTCCAGATGATTCGCTGTGCATACCGTTTCTTGCGGTTGTGCAGGTAAATTTTATCGGCAAGTGACTCGATTTCCAACTGCATCATCGACTCACAGTTGAACGTCTCGCGGCAGTACCCATCAAGCCAGTCGTTCACCGCATCTGCTGCGTCCTCACTAATTGCTATCGCTTCCTTCAGGTCGGTGTTCGGAAGTGTCGTGACCGCGGCGTCGGTGTCACCATAAATGACCTCAGCATCGCTGTCCGCAACCCGCTCGGCAAACTGTTCTGCCCCTGCTTTCAGGACACGTTGTCCCCCCAGCGTGATGCCTTCTGCCACGCGCCAGTCATACAGACGGCTGCCTCGACCGTAACTGTCGCTGTCGCCAAGAAAGCCGTAGGTGCTGTTCCTGACACGCTTTACAGCTTCATACTTCTTGCCACTGTACTGATCTGCCATCCCCATCACGTCATCCAACACTTCCCTGACGAATCCTGCATCAATATCAGATGAAACGAAGTACAGTTTCTCCATCCGACTCTCGTCGGCTTCCACGTTCTCCTTGTCCTCGGGTGCAGTTTGGGTGTCCACATACGTCCACACACAGTCATCTTCGGTGTATGCAGACGCGTCTAACTCGTCTGCGGTTCCAATAAGCGTCTCAGGTGACATGTTACACTGATACATCATGTACGGGTAGAGACTACTGTAGTCTGGATATACGACAGTCTCATGGATACCTGGCACTGGTTCATACACGTAGGCTCCGTGGTAATCCGTCACATCTGGTTTGCTGGCAGATGGCAGACAAATGTCACGTTCCTGGGCGTGCCGAAGAAACGTGGTGTCCATAATCTCGAAGTTGCCGCCAATCGGCTCGTCGTACTGCACACCAGTGATGTCTCGCAGGCTGGTTAACAACTGGATTGCCTCTGCAGCCTCGTTGATGCGTGTCACTAATTCAACGTCGACCTTGTTGTAGCGGAAAAACTCCACAGGACTGTTGCGCCACATCTCCGTGTAGCCATCTGCCACGTCGAGTTTCGTATCATCAAGTTCTTTCTCGGCAACGGCATCGAGTGACTTATCTTTGAGATTGTGTATCTGTGTCTTCTCGTAGGCCCCAAGCATGTCGACAAAGACCAAACCATCCGCAACTGGGCCATACTGTGTCGTGTAACACTCGTCTAAGGGACTCCAGTCGAAGTACGACCAGACACTTAACTCGCGGCATCGCTGTATGAGGTACGGAAAGTCAAAGTCATTGCTGAACCAGCCCGTGAGGATGTCAGGCTCATAGGCATCGACATACGAGTTAAAATCGTCAAGTAGCCTGTCTTCATCGTCAAACACGTGTGTCTGGCTACACACACCTGACAGATCAACGTCACTGTTGTCTGGCCGCAACAACCAGCCTGTGTATTCGTCACTGTAGCTGTCGTGTGCCACAATGCTGACCACGGGATCAGACGCCTCTTGGGCATCAGGAAACCCGTCTTCGGAGGCCACTTCGATGTCGACCGTGCAAACGCGTGGTGCAACGTCAGGTCTATCACACGGCGACACAGCACTGACGTCCACGCGTTTGTCGCCACCGCATAACGTTGGGCGAGTTGCAGACGTGTCGACTCGAACGCCAGTCGTAATCTTCGTGTCGATTAGAAAGCGCCGTTCGTACAATACGTCAGCCTCGAAGTGCTCGTCAAACAATTCTCGCGTGTCAGGCAC